AATAAAACTACCTCTAGTAAAATTAGCTTTATTATTAAGCTCTTCGTTATAATCTATCTGCTCGTATATTTTAGTTAGATTAAATAAACTTTGTTTTGTTTCGTCTCTAAAAGCGTGTTGCTCTGTTCTTGGAAACTGCCTGTAATATTCGTTTAAACTATCTTGATCTTGTTTTAATCCTTCAACTTCGTTTTCCCAGTGCTCAATAACTCCTGTTGTAATTTCGTGACCATCAATTCCTTTAACGCTATTTTTTCCTCTAATGAAAACAGGTAATCCGTAAGTGTCCATGAATCCTTCGTAGTTCCACTCCATAGGTATGAACAAGCTATAGAGCCCAGAAGATGTTTGTCCGTTTCTATTTCTTTTTGTAACGTCTGAATTATAGTATAGTTTCTTGAAGTTGTCTCCACCTTTATCTAATGAATTTGAGGTGCTACCCATCATACACTTGCCAACAATTCTAGAACCTAGCCTTAATGTAGTCTTTGTAACTCTCCAGTTATTTAATATATTATCAGGTCTTTCCCATTTACCACTTTCATCGTGAGCTAATAGTTTTAGCTTTTCACCATCATAAGAGTTATCACCTGTATTTTTCCAGTCAATAGTAGTATCTAAACCTTCTATTTCTAATTCTTTGATATTTTCTTGAAGCTTTCTTCTAGTAAGCTTTGCGGCTGGAACTCTATACGCCAACTCCGTTTTCGGCCTATCCATTCCATCTTGAATAGGTTTAAAGAAAAAAGGGTAGTTGACCGATATCGGGACAACTTTATCTGTAAACATTTTTTTGGCATCGGCACCAGACTTGGAAAGTATACCGAATCTAGCATCGGAAGATATTGTAGCTTTATTAACGAGTTCTGCTGATGCCATAAAAGAGAATCCAGAACGTCTGTTTTTAAGGTAACACATTCCGTAGGATCTGTGATCTGCTTTACAAGCTTCCCAAAATATAAAGAAGAGTCTGTTTGCTTCTCTGTAGTCGGGAGCTCCAACATCAATTTTTGACCATTGCAAGTACATGTAATGAGTACCAGTAATATATACAGGACTGCCACAATTGTAGAAATGAAAACCTTGTTCTCGACGCTTAAATTCTTCATCGATATATTCATACCATTTTTCTTTAAAACTAATTGGATATTCTTCCCAATCAAATCTTGTTTTTATTTTTTGTAATTCCTTTGGGTATTCAAACTGTTTCCAGTATTGTTCCTTTTTGTCCTTGCTTCGTTTATACGGTTCATCTGCTGCTGGTAAAGCAATCCTGAGATTTTGTATTTCAATGATCTGTCCAATCTTTCCTGTTTTGCTAATTACTACAAAGTCATAATCTTCATTATAACCATAACTCCATTTTTTATACCTATTATTTTTAGATAATATTTTAGGATTTATAACATCTTTTACTTCTTTCCAAAGCGTTTGTTTATAACTCACTTACTTCTCCCTTCTGCAAAACCTTTAAAACTTTTAACTTGTTTAGTTTTGTCTTCACCGTCTAAAACATTTTGCTCTTCTTCAATACGTTGCAATATTTCAAAAGCATCCATGATACATAGCTTTTTAGTAGCTGCAGCATTCTTAAGTCTATCAGCTGCAAGATCATCATTACCTGTTTCAGTAATAATTTTTTCTTCTGCTACCTTAATTAACTCGTCAACTGCCCTACGCCCAGCTCGGATTATATTCTTTCTCGTTTCCTTCGTACTCATGGGTAATAGCTATATCATTTGATTTCATACAATAAAGTCGTTCACCTTCTATAATAAATTCAAACTCTGAATATGGGGTAAACGTTACAAGTGTGCCAGGTGTTATTCTAAGATCGTTTAATAAACTATTTCCATATTTTACTATACCAATATTAGATTGTTCTTTTTGGTTCTTAAAATGGTCTTTATTCAAAACAGGTTTAACAAAACAATAATCTAAGTGACACTTTAAATTATGCATGTATATTTGCTCAGGTGAACAAAAATACATATCGTCTTTAAAAAATGTAGATGAATTTTTTTCTTTACCTTTCATATCATAATATCTTCTAAAAATATTATGATGAACGTAAACTACATCACCTACATTAACCTCAGTCCTATAAGCCGCAGGCTTAGCTACTACTACGGCTTTTTTACTAACAAATCTATGATCTTCAATGCTAGTATTAATAATAAGTTGCTTATCATTAACTTTTCGTATATTGTCATATCTTTGTTCTAAAGGTTTTATAATAAACCTATATAAACTTTTCATCAATACTTAAGATCATATTCTATAGCTATAGCCATTTGATTATTAAATCTTTTCCAAGGCAGAACTTCATTATTTTTTTTAATAAAAATAGAATATTCCCCACTCTTTTCATTATTTAATATAGCTTCAATAGTATGACCACCATAAACTTCTTGTCCAAGAGAATAGTGCATAGCATCGTTTTTATAATCAGATCCTATACTAATCTTCCTTATTACCTTCGACATCTTCTTTGATTTCAGTATATGTACCGTCTTCTAAGTTTATGTTAACAGCTCCATATTCTTTTTCTAACTCACCTTTAGTTTTTTCTATTTTTTTATTTACTTCAACTATTTCGTGAAGCAAGGCGTGTTTCTGAGTTTCAGCAACACCTATGTTACTTAATAAATTGCTTAGCTCTTCTTGCTGTTCTTTTATTGTCTTTAATTCTTCTTCTTTTATTTTATTTTCCATTATATTAAATTTAATTTTTGTTTATTTGTAATATTACTATCACCTATATAATCATAAATCTACTATTGTAACTGTGTAGCCTAAAGCTTCTAGCTGAGATTTAACTCCTTCATGTCCAGTATTTAATGATTGTTCAGCCGGTGAAGCAACTTCTATATTGAAATTAGTATTAAAGTTATCTAACTTCAATAGAGAACCAGGAGATGATGTATATAAAGCTTCTGACGCATAGTTATATAAACCAGCGTTCATAGAGCTACCATTTTTTGGTAATCCAAATTCTAATCTAGAGTATATCTCTGATAACTCAGTAGTAGTTCCACTTACTACTAGTTTAGCGTCTCCGCTTGCTTTTATTTTTAATGCCATTTTTTTTATTTGTTTTGTTTATTCTGATACGTTTATTACTCCTTCGTTGTTCCAAAGTCTTCCAGATACTCCAGGATCACTAGTTGGTAAACCTGAAAAGTTTAAGTCTCTTGGATTTACCCAAGATAAATTTCCAGATGAATCTGATTGTAGTACTTGATTAGCTGCTGGAGCTGCGTCAGGCAGTTTTATATTATAGCTAGCTTGAGAACCTCCAAGATGATCAGGTCCTTCAATTGAAACATAATGCGCTGTACCAGCGCTACAATATAAAAATAATTTTCCATTGTTAGTTGAATCTCCTGTAATACCTATCGATGTTGGTGTTTGAATTCTATGAGTTGGATTAGTTACACCTACACCAAAATTACCAGAACCAGTTATATAAGAATTACCATCATGAGCAACTCTAAAATCAGGAGTAGTATTATTAGACATGTATACTCCGAAAGCGTTAGCTGTGTTTGGAGCCGTAACACTAGTACCTGTAGCATCTAAAGTTACAGAATTAGCTCCAGTAGGTTTAGCTCTTTGACCTATTGCTATAGCAGCAACTGCATTAGATTGTGCTTCACTACCTATTGCTACACCTCCACTTGCCGTGCTTAATGAAGAATCACCTACTACTACATTAGCGGCGTTATTAGCTCCTGTAACACTAGCACTAGCTCCTATAATAGTATTATAAGTATTTGTAGCAGCTGTATCTGTAGCAGATTTACCTATAATAACACTATTGTTTCCAGCGTTATTAGTAGCTCCTTTACCTAAAGTAAAAACTCCATCATCCCTAACTGTTAACATATCTGCTGATGCAGAATCTTGTACTCTAAAAGCGTAATCAGTAGTTGATGTAGCAGATTTACCTATAACACCTAACCTAGCGTTTATGCTATGAGAAGTTCCAGTAGTTCCAGATACAGTTACAAAACCTGCAGTTGTACCTGTAATATAAGTAGAAGAATATAATAAAAGGTAATTTGCTTGAAGTCTTGTGCTATAACTATTTATTTGAAAATAACCACTTATTGGAGTTACTATTCCACCAGTTGGTAATACGTATAAACTATTTATATAAAATCTAGAATTACTACTTAAACTATATATTATATTACTAGTACCTGTAGTTGTTATTGTTCTAGTTGTACTAGCTATTGTGCCATCAGCAGTGTATATATTATCACCACCGCCTCCAGCATCTGTCCAAGCTGAACCATTATAAAATTGTAATTTGTTATTTGTAGTATTATATATAGTACTTCCTGAAGCAGGACTAGATATAGCATCTCTAACAGTTGTAGTAATACTAGGTGGCACCATGCCTTCTGCTCCTATAACTCTAAAATCAGGAGTAGTATTCGAGGTCATATAAACCCCAAATTCATTTGCTGTGCTTGGTGTAACATCGCTTCCATTAGCATTTAATGTTATGCTATTAGCTCCAGTGCCTTTTGCTTTAGCCCCTAAACCTATAGAAGACGTAGGTGCTTTAGAAGCTAATCCTATTGCAACTCCAGTTCCAGTAGCTGTCGAAACTTGACCCATGGCAACGCCGTTAGCACCACTGTTAGCTCCATTACCCATAGCTATCGCGTCAGCTCCAGAACTTGACGATCTACCTATAGCAATACTATTACCTCCAGATGCTGTTCCTGTACCTATACAAATATCAAAACTATTGCTAGCAGTAGCACCCGCTCCTATAGATACTGCGCGATAATCAGTTGATGACGCTCCTTTACCTAAAGTAAAAGTACCATCGTCTTTTATAGATAATAAATCATCTCCATTAGAGTTTTCAACTAATAAAGAAGTAGTAGCAGAAGTAGCACCTGCGCCTTTAATGGTAACTCTTTGATCAGCTTGAGCTGTTATTCCAAAACCAGCATTTCTATTTAAGTAAAAACCATTTTGAGAAACACTGTAATAATCAACTCCACCGTTATCTCTAAAATACATAGCACCACCGCTACTAACATTTAGTATAGCACCTCTTTGTGCACCATTCTGTCTAAAGTTAATATATGTGCCTGAGCCACTGCTGGTTTTGAACAACTGTGAACCAGTGCCCATATCCCAAGTTAAAATATTTCCGTCTTGAGTAACTGTTCTATTACCTGATAAAGTACCATCAGTGTTGTATATATTAGTATCTGCACCACCTGCTGCGTCTGTCCAGGCAGACCCGTTGTAGAACTGTAATTTGTTATCAGTTGTATTGTATATCGTACTACCTGTTACTGGAGAACTTATAGCGTTTCTAACTGTAGTGGTTATACTAGGTGGTATCATACCTTCATTACCTATAACTCTAAAATCAGGAGTTGTGTTTGAAGACATATAAACACCAAAATTATAAGGAGTTATATTAGTCGCTTGAAAACCAGCTGATGAATTTAACATTATAGAAGCAGTGCCACTACCTTGAGCATATGTACCTATATTTATATTTCTACCAGTTGCTGCACT